CGGAGAACTTGCAGATGCCGTGGTGATAATAAAGATGTCCGAATGCATTGCCATTACCACGGTTAGCGGGGTAGGTTTCATCCTTCAGCTGCTCGAAGTCGATGAACTTTGCCTCGTCGATGAGGACGAAGTCGAAGCTCTGCGAGTTGGAGGTGCCTTTGCGGTCCTGGCTGATGACGGTGGCATAGCTGCCGTTCCAGAACGACAGCGTGTTTTCCCAGTTCATCGGCTTGATGATGGGGGCTTTCCACCCCCAGTCTTTCGCTGGCTTCTTTCCCCAGGCATAGTGAACATTCTCAACGAACCCCCAGCGGCGCAGGTGCGTGTCCCATGACGGGATGATGTTCGTCCACATGCGCTTGCTGTTCGGGCCTACCAGGGCCGTGTTGCTGCCCGGCATCCCCTCGACGTTGCGGCGCAGCAGCGAGGCGGCAATGAGGCCCTTGCCGATGCCACGCCCGCCCACCATGGTCATGTCCTTGGTGAGCAGGGCCAGCATATAGGCCTGTGCCGGGTTAAGATATTGCTCCTGTGTCGTCATGTGCTTCTATCTGTTTGGTCACCTGTTTCTCCTTCTCGGCCACGGCATCCGTCAGCTCCACCACGTCGGCATCCTCCACCACACGGCTGTAGCTGGAGTGCGAGAAGTGCGCCTCCAGCTCGGCGATGACCTGCAATAGGTTGGCAATAGGCTGGAAGCCCATCTTCGACACGTCGAAAGTAAACACGATTCTGGGAATCTCACCATAGCCCTTGTCCCGCTCATCGTTCTTGTCGAGCTGGTTGTACTTACCATACTGCTGTGCCAGTTTGGCGATGGCTGCAGCATCCTCTTTACGTAAGGCGATGGCATAGCCCTCCATGATCATGTTGTTAAAGCGCCATCGGTGCCACTCTTTGCTGCATTGCTGCAAGTTGCCGATAATGGCATGAAGGATCTCGATGTCTTCATAGGCCTTTCGCTTCGACAGCTGCTTGCCGTCGGCATCGACGTATGAAGCTTGTATGTAGTCTATATATTCGCGGTCTTTCTTCAGCGGGTTGCGCAACATATAGTTGTAGATGTCGCGCAGTCGCACAATACGGCGGATGACCTGAGGTGCCACCTGTTTGGCCCGCAGCTCATTCTCCGGAAGCATGAGGTTGTCGGAATATAGGTCGATGTCGAATCTCATTCTATGCTTATTTGTGCGGTTCTTAGCCACTGGTTTGCCTCGTCGATGGCGGTTGGTGAACCCACGTCAGCCAGGCGCAGCGTCTTCTCATGCAGGTCACGAGCCCGCTCAGCGAGGACGCGACGGTACATTTTGCCGGCCTCCTTGTAAGGGTTCTGCAGCTCGGCCACATCTTCACCACTCAACTCCAAAAGGTCGCCAATCTGGGAAGGGGTCAGCAGCAGGTGTGCCAGCGGCTCTATCTTCTGTAACAATTCCTTTTCCATTCTTCAGGTCAAGTTCTACGGCACCATTACTGCAGATATCGGTGAACTGTCGCATCAGTACGTCAAACACCTGGTAGTCTGTGCTGATGATGGTGCTTTCGGCGCGTGCGCCGTATGTTTGGTTTTGCGACGTGATGACCGAAACAGTCATGTCGCGGGTCTGCAGGAGCAGCAGCTTGGAATGGTTCTGCCCCAGGTAGACACGCTCGAAGGCGGCATCCAGCAGACTCTCCAGATGGAGTGTCTTGCGTGCAGCCCTCTGGTCGAGAAGTATGGCAGAGTGGTTGACCCAACCTTTCTGCCGTAGTAGGAAAAAGCCATTCAAGAACGGCTCGCTGGTGCTGTAGCTGCTCACCCATACATCCGCAGACCCTGTCTGTGGCAATAGCCAGCCTAACAATCCGAGGGTGTGCAGCCCCTGTCCGAAATATGCCTGGAGTGGCACATCACGGACAGGGCGCAACAGTTTTGATATATCCTTACCCTTCGGCATCAGTTTCTGTCTTAGGAATACTGATACCGACGGCCTTCAGCTTCTCCACCGTTTCAGCCTTGATAGCCTGTTTCAGGGCAAAGAGGGTGTTGACTGCCTCCTGGATCTTCTGAAGAGACTCGGCGGTGTGCGGTGTCTTACGGCCCAGGCCACGTGATATGGCCGTTCGTGCGTTCTGGATGGTCTTCACATTATCGGTGAAGACATCCACCTTGTCACCGGCAGAATCCGGGTTACGACTTACGACGCTTTTTACGACGTCGTAGGTGTCGTAGATTTCATAGTCATTACGCAGATCGTCATCAACCTGGCGGAGCTGGTAGCACAGTTCGTTGCCGTCACAGGGGGCATAGTCTGGCTTGGCTATCATCTGTGACAGCTGGAAGTGCAGACGTGCCATTTTCTTCCACCGCTCAGCATTGCGTTCCCAGATGGCCTGCACCTCAGGTGGCAGCTGGTCATGGTCTTCGCGCATGCCTCGTGTACCAAGAGCAGGAACAACAGGAGCGTCTTCGCCCTCCTGTGCTACTCCACTGGGTACCATGGAAAGCGTCTGCTCTACGCGGCTGACCGTTTCGCTGTTGAACTTTTCGACTTCCGGAGTGGTAAGCCCACGCTGCCGGATGTCGTAATACTTTTTCAGGTCTGTGCGGATCCATGGCAAAGTAGCCTTGGGCCGTCTCATGGCCGTGTTATAGATGCCGCGTTCGCGGTTGGGGTTGCACTGCAGCAGCAGCGTAGCCCCCTCGATAATCTGAGTCTCCGTCGGGTTCTCCAGCTGGAGGAAATTGAATATTTTGGCTGTAAGAATCTGGTCCATGATGTTTGTAATTAAGAAGGGGCGGAACGAGGCTCACGCCTGATTCCGCCCCGGGTTTTCAATCAACTTTAATTTATCGTATGCAAAAAAAAGATTCCCGCTTACGGGTTTCAAGGATTGGTGACAGTCTTCACCTCGCCATCGGCACAGTCGATGTACTCCGTTGCGGAGATTTGCAGCTTACCCATATAGGTAGGCACGGGGCACTCGTCATAGCACTGTATGGCGAAGGTCGTGGTGATAGCACCGGTTGCCTCTGCAGCGGTGTCGCCGCTGGGTGAGGTGTGGCATTCGAACATCTCGTTGCCGAGGACGCAGAACTTGCCGGCGCGGTCCTGATAGACATAGACGATGTCATCGTTCAGCGCCTGGCGGGCGAAGCCCTTCACCTCATCGTCCTGTCCGGCCACGATGGCATTGGCCTGGTTGTTGTACAGCTTCGAGCCGTTCTCGCCGACAGGCTCGAAGGTGACGTTGCTGGCTTCGTCCTTCAGGTCGATGAACTGCCAGTACTCTTCAGCGGCCAGGGTAAAGTCACCCTTGTACTGTGCGAGCTTGGCCATGTCGGTCACGTCCTCGTCGTCAGCGTTAGGCAGCTTGGGAAAAGCGGCAATGGCTCGGCGGTTCTTATAGTACAGACGGCGGCGGATGCCCGGCATGAGTTTCTTGCCAGGGCATGCCTCGACGCTCTTATAAAGCGATTTACTTGTGCAACTCATAATAGTCTATTCTTTATGGGTTAAACCTTCAGTTCTTGATGTAGTAGGTCTTGCCAGAGGCAGGAGCCGTGTCGTTAGTGGCCACGTAGCTCGAACCGCTCAGCTCATACCAGCCCTCTGCCTTGGGGTTCTTACCCGTCGTGTCGACAACGGGGTAATACGTGTCGTCCTCGCCCAGGTCGCCAATCATCAGATTCTCCTTGCGGAGCGAGCGGATCTGCTCGCCGTAGATGCCGGCATAGCAGAAGGTGCAGGCCCAGGGCGAATAGCTGCCGATATACGGATGGTTCTGCTGGTTCATGATGTCAGTACCGAGCAGGAGATTCGGCTTCACCGTAATCTTCAGGTACTGCGAACCGGCCATGTTGTCGAGCACTGCGAACTCGCAACGGCCCTTGGACCCTTCGAGCGTCACCTTGTCATACGACGTGTTGTAGGGCAATGCGCCGTGGCGTGCCTGGTAGTCATCGCAGTAGTAGTCGTAGATGTCCTGCGACATATACATGTATGCATGACGGCCCTGCTTCCTCAGCATCTTGTCGGCTGCACGCCAGAATTCCTTCAGCTTCTCGACGGCATTGGTCTCGTCGATAGCACCCAAATGGAGGTAATTGCCCTTTGCAGAGGCAATATTTCCGGCATTAATCTCCCTGCCGATAATGGTGTCGAAGGAGTCAAAGAGGTCTGCGGTCTTGTCACCGGCCTTGTTGCGTACGCCACCGACGAACACCACTTCGTCGATGTGCATACCAATCTTGGCAGCGAAGAGCGTCACCAGCTTACGGGCAATCATACCCTTCGAGATACGCTCACCGGCGGCGATGCTCTCACCCCAGATGGAGTGCAGCAGCGGCATGGGATCGAAGTCCTTGGCGCAGTTGCCGGGGAACACATCGAGCGTACGGCCATTGATGGCATAGTCAGCATCGTCGCGGCGGCTCGACTTCCACGGTCCCAGCTCGGCGTCACCTTCCAGCTCGTTGAACGTAATGGAATTGCGGACTCCGGGAAGTACGGTGACATACTTCGCCGTCTGGTCCTGGAACACCTGGAAAGGAATCTGCTGCAGTTCGCGGCTGATCTGCTGGGCGCTCTCTTCGAGGAATTGTGGAGTGATGACTCTTGCCAACTCGTCCACGGTCATTTCTGTAATATTTGCCATAATCAGAGGAGGTTTTTGATACTATTATACATTTCCTTGGCATTGACGGGTGTATGACCGCCCTTATCGCCAGCGGGCTTACGGCCAGTGTCGGCACCAGCTTCAGCCTTGAAGTCATCGAACTCTTTCTGGAGGTCGGCCAGCTGCTGCTCGGCATTGGCCTTGGCAGTCTCGGCATCAGCCTTGGCTGTCTCTGCCGTTTCCTTGTCAGTCTTGGCCTGCGCCAGCTGCTGCTCCAGGTTTCCGAGGTTCTCGACCTTGCCCTGAAGCTCGGCCAGATGGTCCTCGACGACCTGCAGCTGCTCAGTAGTCAGCACGAGACCATCGGCCGACTCGTTAATGCCCTCTACCTTGAGCAGGGCGTTAACCTTGATAAAGCTTTTGTTCATGTCACTATGGGATTTGGTATTGGAAAGATTCTCCGGTATTGGGATGCCAGCCATAGCCAGTGCCTGAGCTACGCTCTGCGTCAGTTCTACGGGCTTGCCGTCTTCCTCGTTGTCGGTCAGCTCATCGACGAAGCCCCACTCCAGGGCCTCCTTTGCTGTCAGCCAGCCACCCACCTTCATCAGGGCCATCAGGTCGGCAGGCTGTTTCTTGCAGCGTGTGGCATACATCTGTGCCACGTTCTCGTCGAGCTTGTCAAGGTTTGCCTTGCGCTTGCTGATGTCATCGATCAGCTGCTGCAGCTGGTCGGAATTCATCTGCTGCCACTTGAACACTGTGACAGAGCACTTATGCACCAGGTACATAGCCGAGGAGTCCATGCTGATATGCTTGGCTCCCAGTGATGCGATGGTGCTGGCACTGGCGTTCATGCCCACGAAGTGGACGTTTACCATGCCATGACGCTTGAAGGCGGCGAAGATGCTTAGGGCTGTATTGGCAGCGCCGCCAAGGGAGTCAATAAGCACATTGACTTCCTTGCCCTCGTTTTTGGATAGCACGTAGTCAACGTAGTCAGCATCGAAGTCATAACCTCCGACGAATCCCTTCAGGTGTAATTGGTATGCGGTCTTTGCTTTCATAACAGATGCAAAGATAGTACACAGTAATTACAGAGGAAAATACCTTATTCAACAATAAGGAGCATGGGGAGTAACGACTTCCAGGTGATGGTGACAGTCTTCAATGTGGTGTCAGCCGGCTTTTCCGGATACGGATTCCTTTCCTTTATAATAGGATAGGGACGGGAGTCCGTACCTATCATATACTGTTTTCCGTCAATAGACGTAAGGCGGAAGGATGCCTGCCGAACAGTTATCGGCTTTTTGTCGCAGGTATTGAACGTTGCCGTTGTCGTATAGACTTTCTGGTTATTCTCGTAGCTGTCCTCAATGGCCACACCAACGAGTTCTTTGATGTTGATTTCAGAAAAAACGGGCTGGCTTTTGAAACGGCATGTCGTTTCACTGAGCACCTGAATACTTCCCAGGCTGCAAGCATCGGCAATTTCAATCTTTTTGACATGAACTAA